TCTTGTTCTTCGTCATGTCCCTAGATAAATCTGCTTTTGTCTTACCCTGTTTTTCCAACTCTAGGCAGAGACGATTATAATCAATCGTTACTTTCTCCATTCTTTTGCTGTACCTCCATTCTCTCTCATGAGACGGTCTATAAGATTCACCGTAGCTGACACAATCTCTGTGGCGAACTGCGTCTTATCTGATCTCTCATATATATCCTGCGCCCGCTCGTGCACTTTGAAGCACTCAACGGGCGTCCCTGTCGCATCGCAGAACTCCCGAATTAGCTTCCAGGACTCTGCGATCGGAAAATAAATCTTCCTAAGCTGATCAGCATGTTGTCCTTCTGGATCTGCGTCATTCGTGCCAACGCTGGGTTCATGCCTTTCTTCTTTATCACGCCTATTCCTCCCAGTATTCAATCACATATTCCATCTGCTGCGTCTTTCCGGATGCTTTTCCTGGAATCGGCTGTCTGTTCAGTTTTACCGCATACCCAGCCTTTAAAAGCAATGTTGCAACTTTAAGCCGGTCTTCTTCGCTCCACTGAACAGAGCCTTTCCGGATACTCCGGATTACATTTCTTTTAGTTTCTCTTGTCTCGTCCATCATTTTCCCTTTCTGCATTTCATGCCTTTGTGGAAATACATCTCTGTCCGACGTTTTGTACGAACATATTCATAATCTCCGACAATCAGCTCACCGCACAGGTAGCAGATCTTTGCATCGTCTGCCTTTACCTGCTTTGCATCCTCTTTCTTTTTTTTTCATCACGACCACTCCTTAATCTGCTCTACTGGTCCCGACCATGATGCTTTTTGGTACCAAATAAACTGCATGATCACTGGATCGTCTTGATATTTCTTTTCTAAATCAGAGGCGGCATCATTGATATATCGCACATACCCATCTTCAAGATATTTTTTATACGCTACCCACATGGTGTTATACACATCTGTGATCTTCTCATGCAGGTCTTTCACTTTTTTATCCATAAATACCTCCAAAAGTAACAAGAACATTGTTTTGTAACACGATATTTCAAAAAGTAACAAATGCATTTGTTACCACGCAAACCCGCGTATTTACTAGGTTTATCAGCACTTTTCCGAGCGGTAACATTAGTAACACCTCTTTTCCCTTATAGGGTGCGGAACGATATATATACATATATTTCAGATATATATAGGCGTTTTCGAATGTTACCCCTGTTACTTTGTTACCGTTATTTAAACGGGAGCTCTTCCTGCGATACATCCGTCGGCTCGAATCCGTCCTTGTCTTGGAATTCGTTCAGCTGCAAGAATACGCAGCGAACCGGCTTGCCGTCGATCTTCTTCAGCTTTGTCTGGTTCTTGCCGTCTGTCTGGATAATTCCCTGCTTATCCGCCCAGTTGAGGAATGCCTTGTAGGAATAATCTCCCTGCCGGCACAGCTCCTTCACAGCCTGAGGGTACATGATTGCATATCCTTCGCTAATAATCCCCCATTGCTCCGTCGTTGCCGCGGCATCAAAACGCTGCCGGTTCATGTTAATCTTGTCAAGCAGATAGTGGTAACAACGCTCATGCTCTGACACCTCACTCTTATCCACAAGGACGCTTTCAGCTTCCTGTACACTGATATATTCTCCATCATAAAAGATATGATCCGTTGCTATCCGATCAGCCAGCAACAGGACCGACATGGCTATGCTCTGTTTCTGCATTTTATCAACGCTGAATAGCTCCTTTTGAAGCTTTTGCTGTATCTCCCTGAGTTCTTCCGCGCCCATCTTCTTTATGACCTGCACAAACCGTTTCCCGGCAAATCCATAGTTCTTTTTGAGCAGCTCCGCTGTATATTGTGGGTCCTGATATACCTTTTCACCACATTCAATCTCAAGAATACGGTTAATCGCGCCACCCTGCGACACATAGGACGTCAATGGGCGCTCCCCGTTTGTAAGGATCGTATTCTTCCATCGATTCTCCCGGCGGATTCCAAGTTCTTTATTGGATCGACTCTTGCCCTTCCCAGAACACAAATCATACACGACGCCCTCGAAATTATCTCTGATCCGACTGCTAGTCTTGCTGGTATCATCCAGCATCAAAGGAAGATGGTTCAGTAAGTCCGCGCGAATCTCCAACTGTGTGTCCGTTGTCTTGAAATCGCCTATGTACTGGTTATTGTCCGGATTCGCCCAAATCGAAGCCGCAAGCATCATGGAGACAGATTTTCCCCCTTCCGTCTCGCCCCAAAGATCAACAATAAACGGAAGAGCACCTAAACGGTTGACTAGAATACTTGCAAAGGATGCTGCTAGAGAAAATTTGATCTCCAACCGCCCTGTCCTGCGTAATGCCTTCACATGCTCCAGCCACTCCTGCCAGCTTCCATGCTCTCGGATACTCTCGTATACTTGTCCGAATGCCATATCCCCATCAAAAATAATCTCCGTATCATACGGCAGAAAACCATCTCCGATCCAGCCTAGTTTTGCGCTCGATCTTTGAATTGGGATCTCGTCATCGTTCATATTTTCTACGTCCGACAGATATTTCACCAACAATTTTGCATTTTCGGATGTGACTGCTACACCGAGCTTGGACAACGAGACAATCTTGCTTGCCGAAGATATAATATCTTTTGGGACGGCAATCTCTGTCCAGCGGTGATTACGTTTATACGCCAGCCGGATCTGTTCTTCCCCTGTCTCCAGGTTCCGCATCCTTCCGATCGGCATGATTGGATGGTAACAGACGATCACCTCGTTGGAATAATCCTTATTGAATGTCCGTATACCATTGTCTGCGGCAAGCCAGGATCCGCACTTCATAGAGTCGTACTTCCCAGTAAAATTCGTCCAGTTTTCAATGAGTGTCTGACTCTGCCGCTGTTTCTGCTGAGTTTCCTTCTCAGCTTTTTCGAATGCTTTCACCATTGTGTCAAACTGCCCTTTTACTCCGAGCTCCTTTGCACGATCCTGAAAGGAAAGGAGCATCTGTGCCCGTCTTATAGCATCCTCCTGCTCAAAGATTTCCACAAAGACTTCCTCTGCCAGGATTCCTTTTTTATCGTAACTGTTTAAAGGTTTCATATCGCTCCTTATCACCTCGGTTCATTTAAAACTTCGTGTAAATACAGTTGATACTGCAGCTTGTTATAGCTTTCCGTCCAGAGATCAGAAAGCGGCACTGTAAGTATCAGACAGTCTCGATATATGTCGATCAGCTCGCTATTGACTTTCCGCCGCTCTTCCAGATTCTCTTTCTGCCTTTGCTGCATCTCCCACTCTTTCCGGGCGTGATACCGCGACATTCGTTCTCCGAACGTCTCTTTTTTCTGCTCGTATGTCCCGCCCAGATTGAAAAATGCTTCCCGGAATGTGATATCTTCCATCTGGCTTACAAAGTCAAAAATATCCCCATGTGCGCCACATCCGAAGCAATAATAGCTGTCCTGATAGATCTTCATGGATGCGGTTTTCTCTTTATGGAATGGGCAGCAGATGAAGCCAGCTCTGTTCGGTTGCATCCCATACCGTCCTAAAATATCTCGCATGCTATAAGTTTTCTTAATTTCTTCACTGTTCATAGTCCACCCATCAAAATCCGAATAATCTCTTTTCCCGTCTCGTCCTTATCACAGAAAAGGAATCGGCAACCATACTTCTGTTCCTGAGTACAGAGAATTTTATACAATACATCGCCTGTCATAGCCTTTGTTTCGACATCCTCCCACTTTCCAGTGACCCGATTTCGCTGTCTCTTCCATCTGCGGGGATTATCCCACCATGCCACGTCCTGCAGGCAGGTAATCCCCTTCCCGTGCTCCACCAGGATCACTAGCTGGATCTCATTTTTCTGTGCAAGGATCAGCTCCCTTCGGAACCGGTCATGATCGTTGCAGACGTTATTGCACAGCTCTGACAGGTTCTGCTTTCTGTCGATAATCAGCCGGGGATTATCATAGTTCATGTAATCCCCGACCATCAGCTTTGATACCGGATGCGTAATATTCTGTCGGTCAAACTCCGCCACGATCTTCGTGATCGCCCGCGCCTTTTCCCTGCTGTCAATCTGTATAATCATTCACATCACCTCAATTAAACGGCAGTTTTTCGTCAATCCCGTCTGGGATATTCATAAATCCGTCTCCATCTTCTTGTCCGAAGCCTCCGCCATACTCCATATGGGCTCCACAATCCTGCGACGAACTCTTGCTCTCCCCGAATCCGACCTGCTCCGCGATCACATCCGTTGTATATACTTTTACACCGTCCTTGTTTGTATAAGATCCAGTCTGAATCCTGCCAGTCAGCTCCAGCTTCATGCCCTGGCGGAAATACCGCTCAATAAATTCCGCTGTCCTTCCAAAAGCGACACAGCTGGGGAAGTCTGCCGTTGGTCCGCCGTCCTGTTTAAAGCGGCGGTCTACCGCAAGGGTAAACCGCGCAATGCTTGTCCCGCCATCCGTGTACCGCACATCCGGATCCCTGGTGAGACGGCCTGTTAAATTCACACTATTTATGCTCATCTGATGCCTCCCGCTTTAAATCCTTTGTTACTTCAAAAATCTTCATGGCTTGCTTAAATTCCTCTACAGTCATTTCTTCGATGCTCTTTGCCTTTGAATGCAACCGATCAAGGATCATTTTATCCGACACACCGGTCCGCTTCTGCTCAGCGCGGATCGTATTCACCATCACCTCAGTTACCTTCCTGTCTTCGCTTTCCTGCGCAGCACCTCTCTTCTGCTCCGGATTGCCCTCTTTATTTTCGGCCGGCTGAGCTTTTGCCGATTCTTGCTTCTTTGCAGCGGGTGCTGATGTCTTACCTTTTCCAGCATTCTTTTCCTGGGTCGTCTTCCCATCCATGTCATGGATCTCCGCATCCGGATCCGCCATATCCTCAACCGGAATGCAGAAGAGCTGGAAGCACAGATACTTATATGCGATCGCCATGGCTTTGTTAATAGCCTTATCCCCTGTATCCATAGCCTCACCTTTGAGGACGGTCTCAACATGGGATCCATCTTCCGCGTATACCGTATATTTCATTTTAAGAATGACAGAAGTGACCCTGCCTCCGCTTTTGCTCGTTCCGATCTCCCGGGTCTCGTCCAAAATCTCCGGAAGAATAAATACTTTGTTCTTTGCCAGAGCGGGATTCAGGACGCTATAAACGTCGTCCACACTCCTGTACTTAAAGCCCTGCTGCTTATTAACCTTATCCTTGGACACCACGCCGATGTCATTGATCACACCTGCAATAGCCGCGTAAATCTTCGGTGCTCCTGGAAGCATTGCCTGTCCTTCCTGCATTATCCGTCCCTCCGTTCGTAATAAACTCCAATGCTATCCAGTGCCATATCAATAGCCTGGATATCTTCATCGGATGCCACCACATGATAAAACACAGTCCGGGTGTCCGGCTGCACAAACGGCATCACATCATCACCACCAGACTTTTCGGTCTCAAGCGGGGCAACTGCCGCTTCCTGTCTTGCGGCCTGGGATTCTCTTGCTTCTGCTTCCTGACGCGCCTGCTCCCGGATCCTCGCTTCTCGCTCAATAGCTTCTCTTTCTGCTACACGGATCCGTTTTTCCTCAGCAAGACGCCTCCTTTCTTCCTCTTGACGTCTGCGCTCCTCTTCCCTGCGCATGATCTCAGCTTTCTGCTGTTCATAATTGTTTATGTAGGCAACTGCCTTAGCCATATCCTGAGAATCCTTATAAATCTCAAGCGCTTTTTCCACAGCATCTGACTGCATCCCGGAAATAGTGCTTACTGCAATTCTGGCACTCTCTACAGCAGTAGCTATGCTCTCCCTGATAGATCTCATGGTTGTAGTGGCATTCTCCCATTTTGTGTCGTAAATTCTTCCAAGGTCACAGTACTCTTCCATGTCACCAATGATTTCCTGATAGATTTCCTTGATCTTCTCACGCCGTTCCTCTCTTCTCTTCCGTTCAAAGTCCTTCAGCTGAGAATCAATCAGGCAGATGGGTTCATCAATCTTCTCAGTCAAGTTCTTCATCTTCGCCTCGAAGTCCTCATAGGGTTTCATCCATTCTTTCTTTACGCCCTTCCGCGCATCTTCAAAGTCCTTTTTCAGCTTTCTGAGGTTGGCTACCTCTGATTTTGCGATGCTCTTGCTTTCCTCGGTAAATACCGCACCTTTATACTCCGCCAGTTTCGCATCCAGAGCTTTTTCGATCTCATCAAAATTCAACTCGATAACCCCTGGATTCTGCTTCACATTTAATGTCAACTCGTTCATATTAATCTCCTCTCACTTCATACCCTTTTTAATCCGATAAATGTACCAATCAGCCTCTCTATCATTGCTTCTGGATTTTCCGGACCGACAATGTCTTCTCCCACCACAATACCAAAAATCAAGTCCCCAACAATAGGATAACCATGCCTTGCCGTTCCATACAATGCGCACCCTAATGCATTCTCCGAAAGTCCTTTAACAAGCCCCTCTTCATCGACTAGCATAATCACGGACGGATTTTTGAAATAATCCGCCATGAGTTGAGTATGGACCGTCTCAAAAGAACCACCAATTGCTTGCTGAATGCTCTTGAAATCAGAGAAATCCACATCAATAATGGACACTTTATTGTCAGTTGTTACCTTTACAGTTTTCATTTCTTTACAAATCCCTCTTTTTCGTCTAAAATAAAGTTGATCTTTTAACTATGCGCCCAGAGGTTGCCGCCTCATTTATGGGCGCTCTTTTTATTTCACGGCTTCTGTACACGACTCTATCACCGTATACAAAAGGACTGTGAAGCTTGATCACTCCGTTAACTGCTGTCAGCGTATGACCACCGACTGACAACTGCTCCTTATTCCCGTAATATTCATACTTCCCAAAATCCGCAATATCCTGCGGCAAAATCCCTGTCTCTTCTGACAACATTCTTTTTAGTTTCGTCTTTCCGAGCTTCATTTCCATTCGCCTCCTTTCAGATCGGTCCTGCCTGCAGGATGTAAATGATCACAGCCATCACCGCATTTAACATCACACTATCTTCTTTCATTACTCAACGTATTTTCTATTTCCTACTTCGTTTTCATCCTCTTCGAATCTGAGTTCCATCAGGTCTGCCAGCATCAGGTATTCTTGTGCCTTCTTTGTTTCTCCATGTGTCTCCCGGATCTTATCCCGGAACTGTGCAAGCGTCCCGTAGAAGCATCCGCACCGTACACCCACGCCACCATCTTTGAGACGGAAGAAGGTCGTTGTACGGTTGACAGATCCGAAACCGTGAGCGTATGCATAGTCCCCATTGCCGCACACCCGCGCATCGCCGCACACCAGCGCATCGCCGCACACCCGCGCATTGCCGTACACCCACGCATCTCCGTACACCCGCGCATTGTCGTACACCCGCGCATTGCCGTACACCCGCGCATCGCCGGAAACCTGTGCATCTCCGTACACCCGCGCATTGCCGTACACCCACGCATTGTCGTACACCCACGCATTGTCGTCATGACCAAGGTTTGATTCCTTCTCCACATACCCGCCAAGTTCTCCGGCTTCCACATCGCCGAACTCAACAAGGGCACGGATGCGGAACAGCTTTGTCCCGAACATATTTGTTACAAATTCATTTGTTAATTCAAATTTCTTCACTTTTCTCGTCCTTTCTGTTACAATAATGTTGATTATTTATCTATGCGCCCTGAGGTTGCCGCCTCATTTATGGGCGCTCTTTTGTTCTGTAAACGTCAAAATCTTCGTGATTGCCTATACTTCCCCACGATGTGATCTGATCATGTTTTACAAGTACAACCGCGTTTGCATAATCCTGATCGTATTTCAGACACCATTCTTCAAGTAGATCTAAGATGCAGTTCATTTCTTCTTCGGCATCTTTCTTTACCTTTACATCCATTTTTTGTCCTCTCCCTTAGATCGGTCCTGCCTGCAGGATGTAAATAATCACAGCCATCACCGCGTTTAACATCATGCTGGCAACCGTTATCGCGATCAGTCCTCTTGCAGCATTGTCTCTTTCTTTTCTTTTGTGCTGAATTTTCTCCTGCTTGTGATCCTCTTCCGGAAAATTTCTCCGCTCGATCGGGATCAGCTCCAGCTCCGGCACTGTCGGTAATTTAATCTCTTCCATGCTTGTCCTTCCTTTCTACCGCTTACGCGGTTTTCTCTATTATGTAGTTTCTGTCAAAAAGAACCCTTTGGTTAACACTTTCTGCAAATGCCTCTTTATCTTCCAGTTCCTTAACCTCTACTTCTTTTCCGTCAATTACTACAATGCTTTTTATGGTCATTTACACCACCTCTCTAAAGCTTATGAAACACTGTTTGTACTTGTTGCGTTGTCCAATGAAATCCCCTGTACTGTAAATACAGGACACTGGCATGTCCGAGTACTACGAAAGGAGTTCCATCATGATGCAAAATTACTATTTTTATATCTATCCAGATATTAACGGCAATTATGAAGTACATACAGAAAACTGCTATTATCTTCCATCCGAACTTAACAGACAGTATATTGGAAGATACAGTTCTTGTCAGGCAGCTATAATTGCTGCGCAGATTGCTTATCCCGATAAAAAGTTTGACGGATGTTATCATTGTTGCCGTGAATGCCACAAGGGATAATAATGGGGCTGGCTTTTCGTCAGCCTTTCATTGTGGCGTTCTTTCTAAACACCTCACGTACAATCTCGCACGCCTCGTCCAGATTCTCCAATGTCATATTGTTCTGAATCATACACCGCGAAATCTCATTGCTTAATATCGCGCTCTGGTCTTCTCGGAATTCTCTATCAAGCATCTCCATAGCCAACTTAATCACTCTCCTTTCTCTTCTGTCCGTTTTATTGACAGCTGATCTGCATGCTACTTGCTATTCTCCTCCACCTCTCCTATACTGTTAATACAGGCACTGCCATGCCGAGTATTATGAAAAGGAGAGATACTATATGTATGATGTTTATTTTTCATATTTCGATGGAAATGATCACTTGTGCACGAATGTAGATAAAATCGAAATTCCTACTTCATCCGGAATAAGAACATATTCGGGCGATGAAATTGCATCTCAGCATTTTAGGATTCACTCAGAGATTTACCTGTATAGTTCTAGTACAAGTTACACAATTTCTACAACTGGGTTAAAAGCCATCGAAATCAGAAAGAAATAATCTTTCTATACTAGAACCTCTATACTAATTTCTGTATGGGGGTGCTCTTTCTTTAATTCTTCTGCTTTCTTCAAAACATCACTAACATCGTCCATCCTTGTTATGTGAAAAATTATTTTTATTCTCATTATTACCTTCACCTCCTCTTCTGCTTCAAAGTCATGTTTATCGAACACCTTTCCTGTTACACTACTCTAGGAAGTATTCGATAGA